GCCCCCGAAGATCACCTTGCGCCTGGGGTAGCTCTTCGTCCGCTCTTCCAGCAGCGTGATCGTGTCGCCCTGCCCCTTCACGTCGGTGTTGCAGTCATCGGGCTCTTCCACGATGACCACAGGCGCGGGCGTCGACTTCACCGAGCTGGGAGAGTTCGATGCCACCAGCTTGAGAAACCCACCCGGGAATCCCTTGAATGCCCAGCGGTTGTTCTTGTCCCTCGACTTGCTGATCGGGATCAGCGCGGCCAGCACGGGCGTGGCCTCCACCATCGGCTGGAACTTCTCAGCTTCGTACTCTTTAGCCGCGCCTTCCTTGGCGAACATGGCGATCATCGGGCAGGGGTCGTTGTGGATGCGCCGCCCGATGTAGTTGTTGATCACACCATCGGTCCAGGCCACCTGCGCCGACTTCATGCACACCACCTTCGTGATGCTCGGATCGTCCAGCGCCTCATGGATGCCCGGCACCCAAGGCGTCAGCGTGGCCCGCCACTGCCCAGGCTTGGCCGAGGCCTTAGCCGACAGGTAGCGGTTCTTCGTTGCCCACGCCGTCGTCGTCAGCTTCTCGGGCGGCTTGGCTGCCATGGCCAGACGTCTGATCAGGGCCCGCACCGCCGGGGTCGTATCCAGCAAAGTGTTCGAGAGCTGCACGGGTGTGTTCCTCAATCAGCGCACGGTCCACCGTGATGCCGTAGACCGTGGACAAGTCCTCGGCCAGCTTGTCGTCTCGGGCCATCAGCTCAGTGCGGAAGGACACCACCATGGCAACCAGTGCCGGTTCGAGCTGCGCCATGTTCACGAGCTGGCCCTTCTTCTCGGCCAGCGTGAGCTGCTTCATTTCGCGGTCCACGCGCTCGGTCAGCACCCGCTCTTGCACCAGGTTCGAGCCGTCATCCGCCGTGTGGCCCGATGCCTGCCCCCGCAGGTGGGCGATGTACGCCAGGCGCACTTCCTGCAGAGAGGCCGTCTTCCAGTTGATGCCCAGCCGGTCCATGTGCCTGGACACCTCTGACTGGTTCATCCCCAGGTGCAGGGCAATCTCGGTTTGTGTCGGCATTCTCACCACCTCGCTTTATGGCCCCCCTGCCTGTTTGGTAACTAGGCGAAATTCGCGGTCTTCGTGCCCGCTGTCTCACACTGCTGGGAAGGACCCAAAGCGATCAAGCGACGATGCATGCACCTCATGCGTCAGGGCTTGCGCACCTGGCGCGAGAGCCACTGCTGCTCGTGCTGCAGGATGGCAGGGAAGCGCTCAGTGATGAGTTGCTGCAGCGCTTGCTGCACCTTTGCATTGCTGACTGCATCTGGCACTGACGGGCCATACAGCTCACGGATGGGCAGCGCATGCCAACCGGCCTTGCTGCCCGAGCCCACCTTCTTGTGAATGGCGGTGGGCTCACGAACAAACACACCACGGTGCCCACTTGGCATGGTGGCAATGAATGCACTGGCGATCACCTTACGGCCATTCAGCACATTGACCGAGACACCCTTGCTGGTCTGCCTTGCTGAATACTGGATCAGTGGCAGCGGCCTGCCGCTTGCCTTGATCGTGGCCCGCATGTTGCCCGTGCTGGCCCTGACTTTCTTCAGCGCCTTCTTGATGTCGCCGACCTTCAGTCCATAGCCCACATCACGAATCTGCCGGGCCAGTTGCACGGTGGCCTGATCCATCGTCTTGTTCAGCGCACGCACTGTGGCCTGTGGCATCTCGGTGGCAGCAGACAGCAAGTCCATGACCACACTGTCTGCGTTTGAACGCACGTTGACGCTGAATCCAGACATGAGCAGCACCCATCAAAGAAAAGGCCCCAGGGTCACATGACACCAGGGCCGCCCTGCACGACCGCCGCTTTAGGAGGGGTCGCAACTTTCGCGCAGTATGGATGAATCTTGCCTGTTTTGTTTATGGAGTAAAACCCCCTCAGGCCTTTGGCGCGTCCCAGGTGCGGTGCAGTTTGTAGGTGGTTTGCGGCCTTGGCGCAGTCCACTCCACAGCCAGGATTCGGTGGGCGTCAGTGATCCTCTGGCTGAGCGTGGCGCTGCTGATGCGCATACGTCTGCGCGTTTGCTCGGCATCCTGGAGGTAGTAGCTCACCAAGGTCTCAGCCAGCACCTCGCTGAGTCGTTTGATGGATGCCTCAGTGCAAGCGCATTCAAGGTCGTTGATGGGCACCACGCTCTCACGCTGGCTGGCATCGCCTGAGTCAGCCTGGCGCCACATCGGGTGGCAACCTGCACCGCCCGTGCTGCGGCCTGTGGCCCGCCACTTGGCCCAGCGCTCAAGACGGTGGTGCACCCACTCAATGCGCGCCATGTGCTGCCCCCTTCTTTGCTGGTGCGTTGATGTTGATGCGCAAGGCCTCAGCGGCATTGGCGAAGGGATCGACCTCGTCAGGGTCAGGTGGGAAGCCACCCTCAGGGCCTCGCATCACGATGGCAGCGCCACCCAGGGCAAAGGCCAGGCCCACGGGCTGCATCAAGCCCACATCGGTGAAAGGTGCGCCCACCACGTGCCCGGCTTCGATGGCATAGAACTGGTTTGGCTCACCCCGCATGCCAGCCACCACGCAGGCCTGCACGTGGGCATTGCCCAGGCGCGCCCTGTGCTCATCGACCATGCGGGCCACTTTAGGCATGGCCTCGCGCATCCATCCGGGCTTTTTTGTGTCGCTCATTGCTGGTCCTTGTGTCTTGATCAATTCAGTGAGTTGTGGGTGGGTTGGGTGTTCGGGTGTGCGCCCGCGAGCGTGGGTGCGCCCGCCTGCCCGCTTTTGGCGGGACATGGTGGTCATTTGTCTTGAAGTGGGCATGGCTCCGCCTGCGAGTGCCGTGGCATTCACTGGCAGCGCTCTCAGTTATCACTGAAAGTGCCGGGACATCAGGACATGTGGGACAGATGGCTTAGTTCATGGTCTTCAGACTGGTCACCCGCTGAGCTTTTCGGCTGCACGCGCCTTCACTGCTCAGAACGGGCTTGGGTCGTCTGCCTCCAGGGTTGCGGGGGGCTGTGCTTGCCCCGGGTTGGGTTTGCGTGGCCTGGCGTAGATCCAGGGGCGCTCACCGTCCACCGCTTTGGTGGCTCGCTTGCGCTCCCAGCCCATGCGCTTGAGCGCGGCTGCGGCTTGCTTGATGTGGTAGTTGCCCGGCCCCAGCTTTTCAATGCCGATGCCGATCTTTGAAAGCGCTGTGTGTGAGCTGATCTCGTTGATCAGTTCGCCCTCAGCGTGGGTCAGCAGGTAGTCGCGCAGGGCCGATTCGATCGGGTTGTCAACAGCGCGGCTTTCTTGCTCGGGCTGGAAGAGTTCTTCTTCCTCTTCCATGGTCGGGTACATGCGGGCACCATCGCGCCACCGCTGCATGGCTTCAGCAAAGAGCTGCTCGCGGTTATCAATGAGCCACTCGATGTTGCAGCCGGCCTCGCGGGTGACCTGGGCAGGCCAGAAGCGCCGGCCGCCCGTGGGGTCAGTCAGGTAGGTGTCTTCGTTGGTGGTGCCACCGAAGGCAATCTGGCGCGGATAGTCGCGGGCCCGCTTGTCAAAGCTGGCGCGGAAGTAGTCAGAGGCCGAGGCAATGAAGGCCTTGACCTTGGTAACCTCAGACTTCGCCATGGCGTCCAGCTCAGCGAACTCGTAGAGCCAGCGGCCCTGCAGTTGCTGGTAGCTGTCTTTGTCGCCCATGACCAGCCCGGTGTCTGCAAAGAAGTCGCCCGCGAGCACCTTGAACACGGTGGACTTGCGCCGCCCCTGCTTGCCTTCCAGGATCAGCATGTAATCGAACTTCACGCCCGGCTGCATCACCCGAGAGACCATGCCCTGCAGGAACCATGTGCCCACGCGGGCCATGTACTGCTGCAGGCGCTTGGGGTGCTCGTCTTCTTCCAGGCAGACCGTCTCAAGCCAGCGGTCCAAGCGCTTCTGGCCGTCCCACTCCAAGCCCTGCAGCCACGAGCGCACCGGGTGGTATCGCTTGCGGAAGGCCACCATGCGAACAGCCTCTTCCAGCGTGCCGCGTGGCATGGATGGAAGGAACTGAGAGCGGGCAAGCCATTCGCCCATGAGCAGCTCGTCCACCTCGGCCCAGATGCCCGCAGGACTGCCCCAGGGCGCATCCTTGAGCTTCATGACGTCGTTGGTGAACTCGTTGTAGGCGATGACGCCCTGCACCTCGGCAATGGACTCCAGGGCCAGCACACAGTTCTCGCGCACTGGCTTGATCGCGCCCGAGCCGGACTTGATCAGATCGGCCCGCCATGCGTTCGACTCATCTTCACTGCCCGCGCCAGCCACTTGTCGGTCGTGGGCCACTTTGGCTGCGGCCTCGTCGTCAGGTGGGCGGAAGGCCTTGGCGCCCAGGATGAAGGCGCGCACGCGCTCAGCGTCCCAGCCTTGCTCGATGGCGTCGGCAATGTCCCAGCCGTCGCTGATGTTGCCCGGCTTGGGCGTGGGGCACAGCGTGACGGCGCAGGCCTGCTGAGTGGCAAGCACTGTGCCGATGCTGAGCATGCAGGCCATGCCGGGCTGTTTGGCCTCAGGCAACAGCGGCTTGCTCTCAGGGTCGATGCCCTCCTTGCGCTCAGCAGCAGTGATGCGGGCCCGCTTGCTGTCCGCATCGGGCCACATGATGACGGTGCGGCCCTGCAGCCACGACCAGTCGGCCTTCGCCCATGCTTTGCTGCCGCCTGGCCATGAGACAAAGTTGAATTCGTGGCCGAGCAGCTTGTGTCCAGCCTCGGCACATTTCTCACCCTCGACCAGCACCACGGGCAAGGCCTCAGTGCTGAGCAGGCCTGCAGCCAGGTACAAGGGCCGGGGTTCGTCCCACTGCTTCCAGTGCCACCGCTGCAGGCCACGGCCATCGGCAGTGTTGGTGCACCATGTGTGCGGCAGTGTTTCCTTGCCACCATCGGAGGTGATGAAGCGGCAGACGTAGCCGAACAGGTGGCCATCACGCTCGTAAGCCCACACAGTCTGTGGCGGCTCAGTGCGGCTGAAATGCCTGAACGTGGGCTTGGGCGCATGAGGTGGCACGGGCGTGACCGAGTGCCAGTCCGACCCTTGCGGCTTACCCCCTGCATGAGCTGGCGCCTGCGCTGGTTCACCGTGGGTGGTGGGCGCTGGCGGATCGTCGCCCCATGGGGGCGGCTCGGGGCGCTGGTCATCACCCGAGGGCTGAGAACGCGGCTGTGCAGACGTCTGCGTGTTGCCGTGATCCACCCAGCCGAGCATGTCCATCAGCTCGCGTGCGGCTTTGGCCTGATCCATGCCGTGGATGGCTGCATACAGGGACGTCAGGTCACCACCCTTGTCTTCAGGGTTGGCGAAGTCGGCCCACTTGCCTGTGTGGCTGTTGATGCTGAGAGACGTGCCTGCGCCACCGCTCAGGTCAGCACACACGTACTCGGCACCGTTGAAGCGCCCTCCATGCAGCCATTGAGGCAGCAGGCGGTCAGCGCGGCTTAGCAGCTCGTCAGCGAGCCGCAGGTAATCGATGGGGCTGTGCATGTCAGGCTGTCACCCAGCCCTTCATGACATCACCCAGGCCCAGGCCACCCGTGACCCAGCCGCCAGCCTTGCGCGGCCTGTAGCCTTTCATGGGCCGCTTGGAGCCTGGCACTGGCACATCGGCCACGGGTTCGAGCTTGCCCAGCTTCACGAGGTTCTTGGTGGTGAGGTTGGCCATGCGGTAACCCACACACCCAGCCTGCGCGGCATCACGCCATGTGGCGTGGCCCCTCGCCTCAGCCAAGGCCTCGAACTGGCGCATGAGCACCGAGCTGATCTCACCAACGGGCCTGCCGCCCTGGCGCTGTTGTTCTGCCATCGTCTTGCCCCTCCTACAAGGCAAGCGTGCACCGGCCTGACCGGTGCACGCCGGTCAATTCATCAAAACACCGTGAGATGCAGGGGGTGATACAGCATCCCCCATTGGAGCCAACCCCGAGGGGTGATTGATACGGGCCGGATACAGGTCCAACATTGGCTTGCCTGCCGGATTCGGCCATTCGTCACACGGAACGCGAACCCAGACCAGATCCGGCCTTAGTTCCTGGGCCTGAATACCTCCAGTAGTGATACGCTCCACTATCAGACACCAAGCCTCCGGGCAGCGCTTTTCACCACGGCAGACAGCGTCAACCATGGTGCGGTGCACTTTGAGTTCTAGGGCCATCTCTCCACGACCGCCCTTGAGCATCCCGCATGCCCGCTCAAAACATTGATTGGGTTTCAACATGACCGCGATGATACACGCAGTATCACCAAATAACGATACACCACGTATCGATGTTGTCAGTAGCCTTGACGACATGGCATACAACAAGGCCGCTGATGCGGCTCGCCTCAAGGAAATTTTTGACGTTCGCGTCAAGCAGGGACGAGGGGAGACCCCCGAGAAGTTCGGCGCCCGCGCCGGCCTTGGCAAGGGTGCGAACGTGCGCCACTACCTGAACGGCAGGAACAGCCTGGACGAGGAAGTGGCGCGAAAGTTCGCCATGTACATTCCGTGCGCCATTGAGGACTTTTCCCCGCACTGGGCCCGAATTGCTCAGGCTTCCGGACAAGTCTCACATGGCGAAAAAAACAACCCCCTTGAACGCATGCCGACACACCCTTCAGTGGGAGATCGCTTAGCCCAATACAACGTTCAGCCAGCGCACCAGTCTGCTACAACGATGCGTATTCCCCTGCTGTCATGGGGCCGGATCGATCAAATGCTGGAATCTAACGAGAGTTTGCTGGGAAGCAGCGATGTTGAATTTGTGGAAGCCGAGGGGGAATCAGTCGGGCCTCGAACCAAGTTCATCGAGATGCCCGACGACTCCATGGCCCCCAAAATCATGCGGGGCGACCGCCTGACCATCGAGCCAGACTGGGTTCCCGAGCCAGGCGAAGTCGTGTTGATCAAAGACGGGCACGGCGTACACCACATCCGCATCTATCGCCAGATTCGACCCGGACACTTTTCTGCTGTGCCGCACAACGAGACCGACTACGCCCCACTGGACTCCATCGCCGACGAACTCACACCCGTGGGCGTGATCACAGCTCGGCGCGAGTTCCTGGCAAAACGCCGCCGCTGACCTACGCCAAGCACCAGCGCTAAGCTCAATCAGCACCACCACGTGCCGGCTGAGGTCGTCAGATGCGCGCCAAGTCGGCCGCGTGACAGTTCACACACAACACCCAGACATTCAGACACCCTGATACCGGGGGGATACGCGCGTATCTGATACAAAACCGGCCTTTTTGATACTGCGGGTATTGCATCTTCTCGATACGCGTCGTATCATTCGCCATCGACACACCCCAGGAGGGAACCGATGGCAACCGTTCAGACGTCTGCACTGCCGCAAAAGGCAGGCAACCAAACCCACTACCTGAGCCGCACTGATGGCGAACGCACGCAGATGTGCGTGGCCATCCAGGGCTTGTTCCTGGCGCAGCAGCACCTGCAGGCCAGCGTGTACCGGTTCGAGGACCGGCCCGGTGAGGTCACACTGGCCCTGCGTTGCAGCGCCTTTTCGCTGCATGCCAGCATGACCGCAGTGGAGGCTGAACTAATGGGCGCAGCCATCACGCTGGCTGCAGCCCATGCACGCGAATCGCTCAAAGCCCTCGTGACCGAAGAGGTGCCAGCATGAAGCGCTTCACCCCCCTGCTCTTGCTGACGCTGGCCTTCTTCACACTGTTCGCGCCCAAGGCTCGGGCCGCTGAGCTGTGGTTCAACGCTGGTGGCGTGACGTACCACGACCAGCCAGGCCGCAACAACTTCAACCCAGGTTTGGGCCTTGAGCTTCGCCTGAACGACACCTGGGCCGTAGGCCTGGGCAAGTACCGCAACAGCGAGCGGCACAACAGCCGCTATGCAGGCGTGCTGTTCACACCGTTCAGTGTGGACACACCAGCCGGCCGTGTCTTCATGGGCGCGCAGGGTGGTGTGATCGATGGATACCCGTACAACGGGGGCAAGCCATCGGCAGGTGGTGGCCTCGTGGCTGAGCTGCGCCACGAGCGATGGGCTGCGGCCGCTGTGATCGTGCCCGCCTCAGCCAGCCGGAAGAACTGCAACGCCGTGGCCTTCCAGTTCAAGTTCCAGATCGGGAGCCTGTGATGCACAGCCGCGCCCACATCAAGGCCACTGTGCTGCTG